GCCGACAGGCTATTCACATTTGGAGTAATGACTAGATGAAAGCCGAACTTTTAAATCAACTTTCGAGGAATGAGGCTACACTAGCTGGTCAAACCGTTAGTGCCGACTTAGTGCCTCCTATTATCAAAACCGAACCTAGAGCAGGTAACGCCCATTCTTGGCCCTGTATCGTCAAAAGATATAATAGAGGCACCACCCCCCACTCAGGATTCACTTCTTCCGCGTATTGGACTTCTTTTTATACTTACGGACAGGATAATAATTCCCGTGTTCAACATTGCGGATTAGCGTGGCCTAACTACCTTTCCACCTCTGCCGCTAGTAACAAGTGGGGAGGACCTCATAGGGAAATGTTCTCTAAAGACAACATGGCAGGGTGTGCCCTCCCTACTCTGGTCAGTAACAATAACACTCAATACGGGCCGTTTACGACCAACCTAATGTTCGTCAAGAACACTGACACCAGTTCCCGAACTCTCACTATAGAATCCCTTTTGACAGCCTATTGGAGCTCTGGTTATGACGGCTCTGGCCTTATTGCTGTTATTCCAAACAGCGCAACGAAAAGCTCAACGAGTAGCGTAACCTTTAATCAATTATTCCAACGTAGTGGCGGCTCTTCAATCTACTCTCAGAGCGGGTCTGTAAGTGTTCCTGCTGGCACTACAATTGCCCTAATTCAGACCGCAACATCTTGGTACAGAACAACTTTCAGTAGCGGCGCTTACTGGGAGAATGTCAATATGATTGGTAATATAGGTAGTTGGCCTTCCTATTTTGAACCGGACCATGACATGCATGCTGCGGCTTTCATGTGTAACAATATTCAAGCTACTTCTGTTACACCCACTAACGAAGGCCAGATTGCGGCAAACTGGTCTTTCTGTGCGTCCGTATTTGGAGATTAATAATGGAAATCGCTACTCTACAACAAATAATTTCTCAGGAAGGCCGGGCAGTTGGTGGCGCGGGAAATTCTCCCGCTAACACTTTTATTTCAGAAGGTCCCCAAACCGGCAATAATCCTCTGACTATCCCCGTTATAACAGCAGAAAGCAGTAGGGGATGCTCAGTGGGGAATAATTGGACTTCGCAACATAGTTTCTATTGTCAGATAAACACTAAAAGCAGGATGAATCCAGTGGTTCATTTTCTGTTAAAGGGCAGAATGGACGATAACGAAAATGTGGGTCGAGCCCCAGAATTGATGTTTCACCATCATTATGGGGGGACTGATTGCAATAGTGTTCTTGTTGCTAATTTTAATACAAGCTACCTGCCCTTTTACTGTTCTTTGCACTTTGTCCGAAACCCCACAAGCAGTGCAATAAGCTTTAGCTATACTAACTATACTAGCTCTTATTGGAATAGTGGAAGAGACGGCGCTGGGGCTTCTGTACTAACCCCTAATGCCACCACCTATGCTGGCGTAACAGACTTTAGCTTTTCCAATAAATACGCATACAGCGGCAGTGATTCTGAATATGGCGGGACTATATCCCACACAGTTCAGCCCGGAGAAACTATCGCAATTGTGACTGCTGGTACTTTTTATTACTGGACCACTTTCTCCAATGGTGCGCATTTAACTAAGAACTTTAACCCTCGTTACAACAACCTTTACACTGGTGGCCTAGTTCCAGACTATAAACTTTATGCTGCGCATCATCAGCTTAGGGATAGAGACACAGTCAGCAGTACTCCGTCAACAGGCCTCTCTGGATTGGCTTCAATCTACAACATGGCGGGCGCAGCCTTTGGGGAGAATGAATAATGAATTTCATGGAATTATATCTTTTAAACAGGGCTAATAGGCTAGGCGCTACCCTTAACGCGGGAAGTGGTGGGGACGGGTTTCCTACAGCAATGACTGGTGTACGCGCTAGTGACATACCCAACACACCGCATACTGTGCCTGCCTTGATAACTATGAACTCTAGGTACGGCAACTTTTATACTAGTTGGTCTTCGTCCATAAGCGGTGAAGGTACATACAGAGCAGATTTGACCGATGATACTAGCAGGAACCAGTGCTTTTGGGGCTCTATGGGGGGCGGTATGCAGCCCAACGAAACTACTGGCAACTATCCTGACGTTCAAGGGTTCGTGTCTGAGCACCCTAACCAAGAGCCCGGTGGAGCAGAAGTCCACTATGCTACAGATGATAGGGTAGGCAGATGTCAATCTTGGTTTGGCGATGGTACGAGTACCAACTACACCCCTATTTGTATGGGCGTTATGTTCGTTAAAAACCCTACTGATGCAGATGTAACTAAAACAGTGGGCCTCAACTACTCCAACTCGACTAATGTGTATGTCACTGGGGCAGGAATAGGCACGATTACTCCAAATAGCGCAACTAAGTCTGCGACTACAGGGGTCACCCATGCTAATGCTCTTTCTGTGGCCACTACTGGTGCTGCAACAAGCAGTAACCAGACTACCTCAGTAACCTTTGCAGCAGGCAAAACTACGGCCCTCTTATTCAGTACTTCTGGGTACTATTGGACAAGCGGACCTGACATGGGACTGATCAGTTGTACTTTGTACGGTCTGGATAATATCTTCGATGGTACACTTGAGCCTGACTTAGATATGCATGCAACAGCCTTGCAGACACGAAACGACTCTTTTAACGCAGCTCAGCCAGAATTGCTTTGGCAAGAATGTGGAAACGTCTTGGGCGACTGATAACTAATTTTTTTACGGAGAACAAAACATGAACTACTTAGTACAATTTGAAGATGGAGTGCAGCTCGTAAAATGGGCTGTCGAAGAAATTCCTGAAGAGTTAGAGGAAGGAGTATACGTCGTAGACGAAGAGGACGCCGATGTGTCTGACTTTGTTTTAGAAGATGGTGCAATCCGTCCTATGACTGAAGATGAACTAGCGGCTCGTTTAACTGCTATGCAGGCCATCGGTGCTGCCTTCGATAACAGAAACCTTCGTGACCAGATGATGACAGCATCTGATTGGGTTGTGACAAAAGCTATGGAAGCTGAAGAGGCCGTGCCCTCTGCTTGGGTAACTTATCGCCAAGCCCTGCGCGATATCACTTCGCACTCAAACTGGCCTTTACTTGAAGAAGCTGACTGGCCTGTTGCACCTTAAACTTGCAGAACCCAACAGTCAGTCTGTATTAGACGCACTCTACCTAGTTTCAAATGTTAACTTTGGTAACGAGTGGACTGTAAATGACTTTTGCGGTGACATAGTTAATGCAATTACCGCAAACAAAGTTCTGTTTCAGTACAAAGAAGGTATCAGCAGACCTGTAGGATTACAGACTTTCTGCTTTCTGACTAACGAAGAAGCTGAGCAAAACATTGGAGGTGGGTTCTCACCAACACAAGAGACCTACCTTAGAGAAACAGGGGACCAGCTATGGTTCTACTGGACTGCAATGTCTCCCGACGGATGCGGTAGGAAGTTTATGTGGCAGATCAGACACTTTCTTCAGCCAAGATACGGAAAAACTCCAGTCTACTATTTTAGAGACACTGACAACTTTAGTAAAATTCATAGAGGATCGACCTGATGGGTAAGAAAAAAACCACTAACGTAAACCAAACCGGCTTAGGTGACGGGCAATTTGACACCCTGTCTGGTAACCAGCAAGCACTTGCAACCACCCTTGATGAGCAGAACGTAGCTGCTGGAATCGCTAACGACGCCTTATTGTCTGGGCAGACGAATATCCAGACTGGTGTTGATAATCTCCAGACATCGCAGACCGCAGGATTTGATGCCAGCGCCTTGGCGTCAGAGAATGCCCGTCTTGAGGCTATTGAAAGAGAGAAACGCTTACAGAATTCTATAGGCAACATCTCTTTTGACACCTCTGGCCTAGAATCAGGGATTTCAGGCTTAGGGACTTCAGTTGATACTGGGTTTAATGACATGGGTGGTAGGTTTGATACTGTTGATACTAATTTAGCTACGGCTAATCAGGGTATCATAGACGCTAACGCTGGCATTGGCACCCTTACTGAGGGCCAAAAAGCGATGCAGGGGGACATTACCTCTGGATTTGAAACAAGTGCCGAGAACCAAGCAAACCTTACACAAGGTCAATTGGATTACTACACCAAAGCCGAAACAGATCGTGCTAATCTTAAAAAAGCAGTCCTCGAAGGTCAGGTCACGATACAAGACTTGGTGAACAAATACGGCGCAGATGGGGCCAAATATTATGAGGCTCTAGCTGGCGTACAAAGCCAATTGATGGAGGGGCAATCTGGTCTCCAGACTGGCCTTACTGGCTTCCAAGACCAGTACACCCAAGACTTCCAAGATCAGGGTAAGTTCTTAGGGGAGCTAAAGCAGAGTGTTACTGGTGGATTTGATACTACTAATAGAAATCTCGGAGAGACTACAGGTGCTCTAGGAAAGAGCCTCGGTACAGTTAACACGAATATTGGTAACTTAGGTACTTCCCTTGGAAATAGCCTTTCTAGTGGTTTTAGTGGCGTTACAGCGGGACAGCTAACAGCAGATCAATTGCAAGCTGGCTTTGAAAACAACGCCATGGATGACTTCGATTACGGCCAGATAGCAACCGACATTTATTCGGCTACAGAAGGCCTCGCCACAGGTGCCGAGGTTAGTGGTGGATTTGATGAGTTTGGGAATGCAGTTAAAGGTGATTTTGACCAGTTTGGTAATAATATCGTAGGCAAGTTTGACGAATTCGGCAACGCGCTGGTGGGTGGTTTTGATGAGTTTGGTAATGAGGTTAGAGGTGATTTTGACGAGTTTGGTAATAAAGTCAGTGGCATAGAAGGAACAGTAGGCGGCTACATCAACGAAATGGGCGAGTTCATTCGGGCTGACATATCTCAGCTTGAAGTGACTACTGCTGATGGCCAAAAAGTACTAGCGGGCCAGATTGCTGATGGGACTACCCTTATTGACGGCTCTGTTAAAGAGGGCAACAGAATACTCTCGGCAGACCAAGTTAAGATGCGTGATGCATTTGTAACTAAGCTAGATCAAGTCAATAACATCGTTACTAGCCAAGACAGCCAGCTAAGCACAGAGCTCCGTCAGCAGTACCAGAATCTATCTAAATCGTTTGACGAGAAGGGCTCACTTATATCTGAGTCTGTAGACGAGAATGGTATTCGTACTAATCGTGCCATTGATAAGCAGGGCAACCTAATTCTGGCTCAGTTTGACCAGCAGGGTAAACGCATATCTCAATCTAGCATGAACATTAACGACTTAATTAAAGGTTTAGACCAAGGTCCTAGATACAATGCAGGAACGAACTACCAGATGGGCAGCCCTTCTCCTGCTTATAACGAGCGCTACGGCCTTATGGGACCTTACACAAGCACGGCAGGTGCCCCTCAGTATGGTACCACGCCCCCACGAGCAGCAAACACACAAGGGTCTAGGCCCCAATTCACGCCATTAGCTGGCGGGCAGTAAAGCTTAATGTGTACCATTTGATTGGGTGGGTCCGATCATAGAGGTTTGTTATGCACCCAAATAAAACAAGCAATACAGGCGTTAACCTAGTAAAGAGTTTTGAAGGCCTACACAAAGTAGGTGAAGATGGACTGATCCGCAGTTATCGCTGTATAGCAGGACGCTGGACCATAGGATACGGAAGCACCAAAGGCGTCCGTTCTGGCATGAAGATTACTGAAGCAGAAGCCGAAGAGAAGCTAGTTGATGACCTCAAGGTATCTGAGGCAGACGTTAAGCGGGTAGTTAATGTACCCCTTAGCGCCCACCAGTTTGACGCCTTGGTCTGTTTAGCGTTTAATATAGGGGGGACTTCACTTGCTAAGAGTACCCTCGTTAGAAAGCTAAATAAAGGCTTATACGACGAAGTCCCTAATGAGATACTGCGCTGGGATAAAGCCAGAGTGGATGGCTCTCTACAGAGCGTAAGAGGCCTGACTCGTCGTCGTACAGCTGAAGCAGCCTTATTCACTATGGATGCACCTCTAGCCTCAATGGGTGGAGAAGCCCTACCACAGAAGGTAGAGCAGGCTGCTGTTAAACCCTTAAAGAAAAGTAAGACAATAGCTGGCACTGGCATTGCAGGCGCAGCCACTATTATGGGTGAGACTGCGTCTAAGCTAGAGGCTCTGACCTCATACAGCGACACTATTCAACAAGTCTTTTTAATCATCACACTCGGCGGCATCAGCTTAGCAGCATATGCCCGCTACAAAGATAGTTTGGAAGGGGTGCGGTAAATGTTTGGATTACTTACAGGAAAGATTAAGGCCGTAGCTATGGCTATGTTAGCAGCACTAATACCTATCCTGTATATCCTTGGAAGAAGGGACCAAGCAGCCATTAATCGCTCCCAAGTATTAGAAGATGCCCTAGAGACCGAGAAGAAAAGGTCTACATTTTATAAAGCCATGGAGACGCATGTTAATGAGATTGAAGCTGAGTCTGCTCCTGACCGTGACGCTCTTATTGAGCGCCTGCGCGACAACGGTCTCTAAGACAGAAATCGAAGTTTATTGCCCATTTATAAAAGAATATCCTGCTGAATTTACCACACAGCTTATTGATGAGCTATCCACCCTGCCCCAAGACAGAACTGCGATTACAGAGGTTGTCTCGGATTACATTGACTTGCGAGAGGTTATTCGGGCTTGCGAAGTAGAGCGGAAGAAAATTAAATGACAGTAACGACTAATGAAGATGGTGGCCTCACTAACCCGAATCCTGCTGGAGATCAGACTGGTATAGTTAAAGATGCTTTGGAGGCAGGTCAAAACCCACCGACAGGGGGCAATTTTCCTGCGGGCGGTCCGGGCGGTCCGGGCTTTGATATGCCAAATGGGTATGCCCCAAGCTATGGTGCAAATACAGGTGGAAGTACTATGGACGCCACCATGTCCCAGTACGAAAACTTTGTAGGTAGTGAAGAGGCCATGGCTGGCATGGGGACTGCACAGGATATGGCAGATGATCCCTCAAGCTTTCTTACGCCAGAAACAACCTTATCTGGTCAAGAGCCAGATGTAGATGTTGATTCAGGTTTAATTGATCCTGACTCTCAGCAGATGGACACTGATGGCCTCAATATTGGCACTGCCACCGTAAATGCTCAACAGGTTGATCCTAACAATGCTGGTGCAACTGGCTCAGGAGTAGCAGAGACTTATGACGTTGCTACTACAGGAGAAGCCGTAGAAGGCGCTCTTGGAACAGCTGCTACTGGGGAAGTAAGAGACGAAGCTATTGTAGATGCTGAGCAGATAGACATGGAAGGCACTGCTACTGGCTACAATGCAGACGGTACAGTGAATTACACTGGGCAGGCGCTTACACAGTTTGCCAGCCAGAACATCTCTACAATGATCGACACCAGTACTGTAGCGGGTAAGATGCTTGCTGAGAAACTGGGTGAAGGCAACTACACTGATACCAAAGCTACAGTGATGGGTCAGTTAGACATTATATCTGAGCAGTTTGTTGGGCAGGATGGTGAGCCTAAGATACCTGCGTGGGCACAGGGTACTGCACGAAATGTAGCTAAGATTGCCGCCTTTAAAGGTATGACAGGCTCTGCTGCAACGGCGGCTATGTCTACGGCAATAATGGAGGCTACACTTCCTATTGCGCAGGATGAGGCCCGTTTCTTCCAGACTATTACTGAGAAGAACTTAGACAATCGTCAGGAAGCTACAATTAACAGAGCTAATGTTCTGGCTAAGATGGACATGGTTAACTTAGATGCTCGTATGGAAGCGGCCATTGTTAACAGCAAGAACTTCATGGATATGGACCTCGCTAATCTCAGCAATGAGCAACAGATGGCAGTCATCAACACTCAGTCAAGAGTCCAGTCTATTCTAGAAGACGCTAAGGCAGAGAATACCCAGCGAATGTTTACTGCTGACGCGCAAAATGATATGACTAAGTTCTATGATGAGCTTAATACAAGTATCACTAAGTTTAACGTACAGCAAAGTAACGCAATGGCTCAGTTTAACGCTGGTGAGATTAACGACACCAACCAATTTAACGCAAATATAGAGAACGATAGAGAACAATTCTATAGCAATATGCAGTATAATATAGACATCGCTAACTCTAAGTGGCGTCAGACAGTTACTTTAACTGAATCAGAAATGGCATTTGAGGCAGCCGCCACAGATGTACAGAATATGTTTAACCTTTCTGTTGAAGCCCAGAACCAGCTTTGGGATCGTGCTGACGCTATTCTAGATTATATTTGGAAGTCTAATGAAACAGCCAAAGAGCGTGAATTGCGTTTAGAAGAAGCCCGTATGGGGGCCTCATCAGCACGCTCTGCGGGTAGAGCCAGCGCACTAGGTAGTGTTATGGGTGCTCTAGGTGGGGCGGCTATCGCTATATTTTAACTGAACTCGGGTGGGTAATCTGAGGTTAGTATGAATTTTGATGAAGTCTTCAGTAAGCATCAAAGAGTAGCCTTCTTATGTAGTGGGGGTAAGGACAGCATAGCTGCCCTCTACTACATGAAGGACTACTGGGACAAAATGGTAGTCTGTTGGGTCAACACTGGTGACCTTTGTCCTCACGTCGAAAGTTATATGCAAAAAATATCCCAAGAGGTACCTAATTTTGTCGCCTCCTACGGTGATGTCAGGAAGTGGCATGAAGATAACGGTTGGCCTAGTCCTATTGTCCCTGTGGACTACACTTCTTACGGACAAGCCGTCAGTGGGAAGAAACCCACTAAGATATGTGGTACCTACGAGTGTTGCCAAGCCAATATTCATAAGCCCGTGGCAGACCTAGTAAAGAGTGTAGGTGCTACAGCAGTATTTACAGGGGCAAGAGATGCAGATGAGCTTCGTGATCCTCGCCCCAGTGGAGCTTGGGCAAATGGGTCTCAGTGGTTTCAAGCTATTGGAGATTGGTCAGATGAAGAGGTCTTCGACTACCTTCGTAGCATAGGAATAACAGACCCAAGATTCTTTGGGGATGACACTTCCATAGATTGCCTCTCTTGCACTGGCTACCCGAAGTACATCGGAAGAGCAGAATACATAAAGCAACACCACCCCCAAGAACATCAAGAAGTCCAAAGAAGATACAATCTAATTAAAGCGGTGATAATCTCGTCCGTCACCCCCCTAGACGCCGCCATTGAGGTACCTAATGAAATTTGAAGACGCAATTGTTGAATCCATCAAAGGGTTTTTGAAAGGTAAAATGCCTAAGACATTGTCTGATCTGTCTGAAGAGGGCTTAACTTACGGCCCAGAGTGGTTTGACGCATTTGAAGAGACCGTAAAAAATGACGGCAAAGATGTCGTAAAGCCAAAGAAAGAAAAGAAAGAAGAAGGCTTAGGGGGTTTCCTTGATGCAAAATGAAATGAAGTTTGACGGACCTATTGCTGGAGAGAACTATACCAGCGACACAAGAAACTACCCATGGCACAGGCCCCCAGATTTAGTTGAGTATGACGATATCGTGGAGCATCTTCTCGAAAAGATATCTGCCCCAGACACACTACCAAATATTATGAGTACTCTTAGTACAGGGGCAACAGTAGCAGGCATAACTGACTTTGTTATTTTAAATGGAATAGGTGAAGGTAAGTTTGCCATTGATATGGGGCTCTTAGCCGCGGGTCCTGTGGCTCGGTTCATTCAGATCATGGCAGATGATTTTAATGTAGAGCATGATATGGGTATAGATGACGACGTAGTCCCACTAACCCCTAATATGATTAAAAATCTAGAAGAGTCTATGGGCGAAGAAGTGCTGCCAGAGACTGTTCAGGAAATCCCAGAGACAGATAACGAGGCATCGGAAGAGGGAGAGGGTTTTATGAGTCCTCCAGATGGCCCAGCACCCACCGATGAGCAAGACGCAATGCTTGGTTACTCGCAAGATTCAGAAGAACTTGAGGAAGAAATTAATGGCTAGATACTACCCAGACTCCGCTTCAGCGTTTACCTCTAGTTTTATGGCAGCATTTCAGCCGGGATTAAACTCGGCCATAAACTCCTACAAATCAGACCGTGAAGAAGCTACTAAGCGCCTAGCAGATAACTGGGCTACAGCTAAGGCAACGTATAACGCTAATCAAGCAAAGAACAGCGAGTACATGAAAATCGCAGAAGACCTTATGCCGTCTATAGAGATACCAACAGGCTTAGACCAAAAAAAGATGCAAGCTTATCTTGGCACACTTGTTAGGTACCACTCGGGTAATCCCCTCAAAGCGGCGGCCTACATGCAGAACCAGATAGCTGCTGGGGCTCTTAGTACTACTTCTGACCTAACAAAAGCAACTGGTTTGGCACTAAATTCCACCGCCATGAGACAGGAGTTACCAGAAGTTAAGACACAACTGGCTTCGCAGACTGACGACATGCTAGAAATTGAGAAGATTTCTTCTGCTCCTACTGTTGAGAGTACGGACCAAGAGACTGCTTCAAATTCTTACGAATTAAACGACTTGTCTGACGTGTCTAAAAGAGAAACAGGTTTCTTTGGGCAAGTTAAAGAGGCTCTCTTTACAGGTCGTACACCAGCTAACCTAATGCAGGATTCCCTGTATGAATTTAAGAAAGATTTAGAAGCATCTGGTGATCTAGAGTTATATAACAAGATTGCTTCTGGAGAAGAGGATGGTAGCCCCTTATCTGGTCTAGACGGCGTGACTGTAGACTTTATGAAGATGGCAGCCTACGATAAGCGGGGTACTGGTATGAAACCCCCTAACTTCTCTACTATAACGAGCCAAGAAGAGTACGATGCAACTAAAATAGGCCTAGAGTCCAATGTTTTCTCTGGTGTTACTGAAGAGTATCTTACCGCGTTTTATAAACTAGGCACTGAATACTTCTCAGGGAAGTCCATGCCAGAGAACCTCCCATCTGACTTAAACAACATCTCCAGTCATGGGGATAGCGTTAAGACGATGGCTATTTACGAGTCTCTTACTGATGAGCAAAAAAGTGAGGTGCCTAGTGCATGGACCCACCGCCTAAGAGGCATCATAAGTGCCTTCGCATCTTTAGACAAAGACGGTAGCGGGGCACTATCCGCAGACAGCCTTTTCAGCACGTTCAACGACTATAAGAGCAAGGCGAATACTCCGAAGGCCGAAGAGGAGCTACATCAGTTTGTTAGAGGAGGTTTCTACGAGGGTCTACGCATCTTAAATGCCACCGATACCCAAATGACTTCTCAAGAAAGACTTCAGCGCTTTAATCTGGCCGATACCATGGTCACAGAGATTAATGGAAATGGTATGTTTGACCCACTTCTGGCGAAGATAGATACAGCAAGGCAGGGTGTTCTACAGGCTGAGAGCTCTATTGCTCAGGCTAAGCAGGCCCCTACGTCGCAACTGAAATTCGTCCAAAATGAAAACGGTGAATATGAAGCAACTAATCTAGTACGGACTATTGTTGATGGGGCTACCGTATACAAAGATAGTAGTGGCAAAACAGTAGAGCCTAACAAAATTGCCATGATGCCTGATGGGCATATGGATGCGAAACAAGATATTCTGACTAAGCTAGATAACCGTGGTGTGTCAGCCTACAGGTCTGGGCGTAACCAGCTTGATGAGTTGTTCACTATTACAGGCCAGATGGCTGATTTAGTTGACCAAAGTGTGCAGATGTTCACCGCTAATAACGCACCTACAGCTAACATCTTAAATACTGGTTTAGTCGGAAAGGCTGTTGGTGGCTTTGAAGCTATCAGACAGAATGCCGTTGGTGCATTAGGTATGCTGAACAACATGCGGGAAGCCAACGGATCAGACCCAGATGCACAAATAGATTTCTCCCGCGCCAAGTCTACCTTTGACGCCCTACAGGCCCAGATTGAAATAGCAGAAAATGATCCGCTAACTAGTGTAGCATCCTTATACGCCTTAAATGAGGGCAAGAAAGTTCTTCTCGTCTACAAGATGGGTGTTCTTGAGGGGCAGAGCGGTACAGCCATGTCTAACAAGGACTTTGACCGCCTGATGAAAGCGGTGACTTCTACTGAGATACCGGCCTTTAAAGAATCGATCGGAGATTATGCTAAGACAAAGTTTAAGGTAATGAAGAACAACTTTAATGACATAAAGAACGACCCGCTTGTGGTTGGCTGGGAAAACCAGTCAGATGGAGTACCATTTTGGTCAGGCGACACTTTTGCAGAAACTGGTATTCAGTCTCCAGACGAGTTTTACAGCGCCCTAAATGCTGATGGAAAAGCAGGCTACGATTTCTTCATTGGAGATCGAAGCTCTTCTGTTGAGAAGGACGCACCACCCCTAGATGCACAGATAAGGCCGACTTCTTCACCTAAGTTTAAGTATATCGATGGCGCATTCCATCGCGTCGCTCCAAAAAATTAGAGGTAGTTCATGTCCGAGTTTAAGTTTGAAGCACCTAATGGGGTATTCTACCCTTTTAAGATAGAAGGGGATGTACCCACGGAAGAAGAGATGCTGGAGATTAGCCAGTTTCTTGAGGAAAATCACAAAACAAGAACTACCCCAGAAGAGTTCCTTACTCCAGATGCCCGTGCTGAGCCAGCGGCCACCCTAGCCACGCCTACCACTACGGTGGTTGGTTCTGGACCAATGGGTGCTGATGGACAGCCCGGTGTTACTGTGACAGTGGACGCGCTTAACAATAGTTTCCTGAGCCGAGAAGAAAGACAACAGGTTCTTGATGAGACTCGAAAGCGCTACGAGCAAGACCCTACCTACAATGACAACTTCTTTGGGAGCTCCGTCAGGGGTGCAGACAATGTGCCCTACAGAATTCCTAACATGACTGTGGGCTTCGATGGCGATATTGATATTAACAACAGTGTTATTCAGGAAGGCATTAGAGACGGCATAAAAAATGTTGCAGTTTTGGGTGGGGATGCAGTAGATGCAGCACAGTCTTTTGTTGGAGCCGAGCCAAAGAATTACGGGCAGAGGATTCAAGAAGGCATGTCTGAGTTCAAGGAAGAAAGATTATTTCAGAGCTTAGGTAAAGAAGCATCTGGCATGATTATGCCCGGTGGTCTTGGTGCTGGTATCGCAAAGATAGGTGCAGGGCTTTTGAAGCTTGGCCCTAAATTAAAGGCTCTGGCTACTGGTACGGGTATTGCTGTAGGCACCACTGCTGGAACAGACGCCGATGATGTAAGCACAGTATTCACAGGTAAGAATGCTCTACTTCCAAGCGACCTAGTTGAAGGATACCTTGGTGTTGATCCTAGTGATCCAAAGTGGAAGCAGAGGATGCAGGTCCGTACTAATATTCTTCTTGAAGAAGGGACTTTAGGCACTCTACTAGAGGGAACAGTAAAGACTGCGGGGGTTCTGGCCAAGTTAGCTGGAGAAATGAGTCTTGGCACCTTATTCACAACGCTAGGTATGGGCCAGAGAACGCGCCAGCAAATGCTTGCAGTTAAGGAAATAAACGAGCGATTGAGTGCAGTTGAGGGAGCTGCTGGAGAACAGAGAGAAGCCTTCTTACGCAATTTAGCAGACTCGATTGAGAAGCATGCACAAACAGTAATTGATATTGATGATCCTCTAGTAGACCTCATCACCCTTGATAATTCTACTATGAACGCTTTCTACCAAGCCGTTGAATCAGGCGACATGGTAGCACTTGAGAGAACTATCAATAAAGCAAGACAGATACAGCAAGGTGCTATTTCTAAAGGTGGCGCCACTGAAGTTGCGGCGGGCTCTGCTCGTACAGCCACTGAAGGCACCATGGACACCACAGTAGATAGACTGGGTGGTGATGCCGCTGTAGATGAAGCCACCACAGTGATCCAAAATCAGGCACTGGGGGAGATTGATGAAGCAGATAAAGTGGTTGTTGGTCTAGAAGACGAAATAGCTAAGGCAGATGCATCCCTTAATGCCGCAATTGACGAAGACCCATTAGTGGGGGAGAGCTTAGCCGCCTTATCACAAAAGACTGGTGTAGAGTTCACCGCCCAAGGCAGTACAGGTAGGCTACAAAACATTGCTGACAGGGTAATTGAGTCTTATCGAGTACTTAAAGGCCAGAGAAATGAGGTCTACGAGACAATTGAGGGTGGTGATCTAGATACTGAAGCTCTGTTTGAGTTTTTGAGAGGCGCTAAGCCCGCACAGCTAGACGCCGCTCGTAACAGCGTTGGACGAACTAACCAGTTAGCTACTATCTTTGACATCATTGATCCCTCTAGGACCAAGCAGATTGATGTCACAGATGCTAAAGGTAAAGTCTCTACTGAGACTGCGACCATGAGCGATGAAGAGCTTCTTGAAGAGTTCAATGCCGCTCTGGAAGAGGCAGGGATTGTTGATTACGGGACTATGTTCTCTAAATTGCGTGGTCCCATGGCTTCTCTCAAGAGTGAGCTATTTGATAATGCAGACACAGCAGCTAGAGGCGCTGGGCGAGAGCTAGACCAGCTAATTAAGTTCATAGATGGAAAACTCTTGGATGGAACAGGGGATGATGAGCTTATAGAGGCCGTCGCAATGGCTAAGTCGTGGGATCAAGAGAATTTCATACCTTACTTCAGGGAAACCCCCCAGTTAGCTGAGATTGCCCGTGTATTTGACGAGAGAGTTGCCTCGAGTTCTACTCCTACAGGAGTACGGGCTAACGCTGACTTCACCCCAGTCAAACAGACGGCTGCTAATAATATTAAGGGTAGCTTTTCTGAGGACGCTACTCTTTATGGAGAGAGAGTTATACAGCTACTCAGAACGGAAGCTGGTGGTGGTAACGCAGACGATGTAGTTAGCTTCTTTATCAATGAAGCCATGCGTCCACTACAGAGTAGCATTAAGTTTAACGGTACTCCTTCCGAAGAGGCGGTGGTACAGGCAGTGAATAGCTTGCAACAGTACGCAAGCCTTATAGTTAATGAGTTTCCTGACGCCGCCAAACGCATAAAGGTCTTGGAAGACAACCTACTCGCGGGTGGTAACAAATCTCGTATGCTAGGCAAGTCTCTCGATGAAGCCAGAGAAGCTGCTGAGAGAGTGAAAGAAAAAGTATTTAATGTGGAACTGAATGAGTTCTTTGCGAACAATGGTCTTCCAGTCAAAAATGCACAGGCATCATGGACTAAATTGCTCAATAATTTTGACTCTGCTCAGGATGTAGGAAGGTTCACAAGTCTAATGGACGCCGTGTTTGACGCAGGTGACCCCATAGTTATCCAAGGTATGCAAGCCGCTGTACTAAAACGAGTAAGAGAGAGCTTTATTACTTCTGCTAAAACAGTATCTGGTACACCGGGAATGAGCCTATCTGGTATTGCTAAGGACTCAGTTACGG